CAGTATGCACAAACTTTGTAGCCTCTTTGTGGTGGTGCTGATAATACACGGCAGCGAGCGTCGCACCTAACGCCCACACCAACAGAAACAACTCAGCCATACTAAACATACTTACACCCCCATGAAAGCACCCATCTGCTTGGCAATATCGTCCAACTTCTTCGCGGCTTGCTCACGAACGATTGGGGATTCACGCAGCCATTGCTTATGCTCGTTGTAAGTTCCCATCGTCTGTTCAAGTTCCTTGATAACTTGCACCATCTCTGGGTTGTCGTCAAGCATTAGTTTGCGTGCTACCTCTAGCCCTTCAAGGACATTCTCTACCGCCGAGTCACGGAACACAGACTTCTCAGTCCCGATGGGGCGGTTAAGTTTATCGATCAAGTGTTTGAGGGGTTCAAGCATACGGCTAACCACGTCAGTGCGTGCTAACTTCTCGACGTCCTGCATGGCTTGCACAAAGTTCTGCACATCTTCGTCACTAATATCGAACAGGAAGTGTTTGCGATCCGGCAGGGGTAGGAATCTCAGATCAAATCCCATACGTGTGGCAAACTCATTCGCCGTGGGATAGTCCTCAACCTTGGCCCTTGGTGTAGAACCCTGCGCCACGGCACTCGCACTGCGGAAAGCAATGTCAAGTTGCACATACTTATCCCAGTCGGGCAGGAACTTGGCGAGCAACCCGTCAACCTTGGCAATCAGCGAGCGCATTGTGGTCGTGTAGTCCATATACATATTGTTGGGCAGAATGCGTGGGCCCTTGTCCACATACGGAATCGTATGCGTCTTGTGGTATGTATACACCTCACTCATCGCGGACAACAACTCGTTGATCGGATTGTCCTTATCCCTAAACAACTTACTGTTGACCACAAGGCTGGCATCGTCCATCTGTGCTTGAATGATCGCCTCTGCCGTTTGGTCACGCCGTGTCAAGTTAGCCCTACGTGTTGTAAGTTTGACAAGCATGGCCTTTTCATTTAACTGCGTTACTTTTGGTTCAGTCATCTGCCATTCTCCTAGTTATCAAAAAAGTATACGAACCGCCAACTCTGCGGTGATCCGGGCTCTGTTGGCATGCAGTGAATGTAGCGATCCATCAGATACGCCCAAAACATCGGGCCATGAGGGCCGTTTAATCTATGTTCTGTTTCCTCTGCAATGCGCTCGTCGCTTAAGCAATGCCGAAAGAACAACTCCATAAACTCATCAGCGTAGTGCCACGAATGACTATGCGCATCACCTTCCCACGAATCAAAGAACGCTTGGGTAAGTGGCGCAAGATCGTCGGGTATACCTCTGGGTTCGGGCCCTTCACCGCGCACTCCTGCAAGCGCGGCAAAGAACTCATAGTTTCTATCTTCGATACCCCACCACCCAACGCCGCGTGGCTTAAGTGCTTCTCTCGGTATGGGTATGGCGGTTTCAAGACGTATACCATCAAGCGGTATACCTGTGAACTGATTAACTGTTTGCCAGCAGTCAATGTTGCGCTCAGGTAGAACTACTCTGCGCTCTAGGTGTATATGAATGTCGCAGCCCATGTTAGATCATCACCTTAGAATTCTGCACGGCCCAAGTAACAAATGCTTTGGTTGTCTTAATCTCGGGGCACAGTTTCATGGCATCGGCTACGCACATCACCTGGAACTCTGGCTTAAGTCGCGCCACATATTCCGCAACTCTGTCGAAGTTATCCTTAGACACCCGATGAGCAAGCGCACCAGTCAGCGCATACAGAACTGCTGGATCGTTCGGAACTTCTGCCTTGGCAGGGTTCATAATCAGCGCGTCAATGTTGGGTAACGATTGATATACCTTGCGAAACCCAGTGTATTCGGCTGCTGCACCTTCGCCCACATCGCCTGCTACGTTGCTAAAGTAAACATCAGTAGGCAAGTCATCAGGGATTTGGCTTACTCGCTCCCAGTTGCGTGGTGTTGGGCATACTTTGTCAGGGTCAAACGAACTCAGCAAGTTAGGTCTAAAGCGTAAGAACTGAATCAGTATGGGGTCAATGCTATTCTCTAGCGCCCACTGCGACCAATCGTCAATGTTCTCGGTGTATTCAAATGTCCGGACACGACCGCGCAACTTAGACACGACACGATTTGCACCCGACTTGTCTTTTGTCCGATTGCCCGTCGCGATGATGTAGGTCTGTTGTGATAGGTGTAACTTCCCCACTCCTCCGTTGTAGACCAGACCGCACAGTGCGTTCTGCATCGGCGTTGTTGCATCGGATAACTCGTCAAGGATCAGGAGGTTGCGACCCGTGGACAGACACGCCAACTCCTCGGGCGGTTTCCATGACGTATATTCGCCGGTGTTGTTGGGCGTGCCAAGTAAGTCAACAGGCTCTCGAAGTGATGCGAAGAATAACTCTACATGGTCAAACCCCATCTCCCTACCAACTTCTAGCGCAAGTGCCGACTTGCCTCCGCCGGGCGCACCCTCAATGTAGGGCACAATTTTGTTGGTTGTCTCAAACTGTTTAAGTATGGACAACTTAATATCTGAGTATTTCATATGGTCATTCTCCTAGTTATATTAGTCGGACAGTAGTTCTTTGATACGCCTGTGGATATGCTCGCGCACCTCGACTGGTGGTTTGCGATCCATCTGTGGTGTGAATGTGGGGAGAGGCACAAAATACTTCGCCATTTCCTCACGCCTTGCTGCTTGACGCTTACGTCTGAGAATCTGCGCGTCAAGTAAAACCTTATCGAATACGTTCATAGTCCTTCTACCTCCTCGGGCACTGTGTGGCTAAACCGTATAGTCATACCCATATCTTTGGCAAGTTTGAGTGTCTGCGCAGTCAGCGTTTCCGTGCCTGCTATGTGGGATAGCATCTGCGCTTTGTCATTGATCGGGTAATACAGGGACTTGCCATAGACTGTGCGTATCTCAACTTCAAGGTGCATAGTTCTCTCCTTAGTGTTGTGTTTCTGAGTTTTCGTCCCCGGCGATTTCCTTACCATTGAGAACAGGTGAATTAAACGCTTCTTGGTATGTCTTGAGCAGCCAAGTCATGCCTTCGAGATCATCTGCTACTGTGCATGGCTCGCAGTATCCAAGGATTGTCCCGTCGTCATCGTAGTAAACCTCGCGCAGTGCAATGCACGGATCGCCATCGTTTTCGTGGGATATATCTACAAATCTAAAGTTCCAGTTCATTTGCCACCCCTTCCAGTTAGTATGCTCGCCAGACAGAACACCAAGAAACACATCAGGATAATTGACAACGCACCGTTTAAGGCTCGCAGTAGTTCAATCATTTTTTACCCTCTAAGTGGTCAATGTATTGCCTCAACGTGAGTATGCGATGCAGCCACTCGTGCTCTGCTACAACTTCTTTGGCCTTCGATGGCGCAACCCAACCGTGTTTGGCCCATGTCTTCGTGATATCAGTCTGATCGGCTGGAACGTAGTTATTGCTGGGTCGCAACAATGACGGCTTGGAGTTCATATTTATCTCCGCTATGTGTTTACAACTTGACGTCCGACTTGGGGCCGAGCTCATCAAATGAGCCTTGTTGTATCGGTTTGGGTTTGGGCGCAGTGGCTTGTTTGCTACGTTTACGCTCCTGCTCTTCTTTACGCATATCCCACCACATCGACACGCCGATGATTACCAAGCAAGAAAAGGCAAACCACGCCGCCGATTGAGCCGTTATGTTTGGGTCAGGTTGCATGGCCTAGTCCTTAGGTAAGTTCGGGTGTGATGCACAAAAACTCTGTTACATCTGCATCAGTTTCACTATCGAATGACCGAGCGCTGAAGCGGTAGTTCCTATACTGCAAGTCTACTGCGTGCTCCACCTTGTCAACAAAGTCATCGAATTTGTCAACATCGAACGTAATTGTGAGCGGCATGGGTTTGGATCTCCTGCGTGTGATAGGTGCGGGGCCCCGCTTAGTGGTTGCCATGTTAACGGCCTCCTTTGTGCGATGAGTTGAGGTTTAGTAGCAGACTGTGATCTGTAACTACGATGTAGTTGGACTTGGGCATGGGGACAATTGTGTGCTTAACGGCTTGTGCTGCTTCTTCTCCGCATGGCATACAGGTAAAGTAAGTAGGATTTTTTTTCTCTATGCCTAGTTTCCAACGCTGGAATGGGACTTTGTTGAAGTGGCAATGTGTGCATAGATACACACGATCTTCTTCGCGTAGTTCCATTAGAAGTCTCCAAGACAGAGATAACAGAGGCCAACGATTCCTGCAAGAATGACAAAAGCATCGAGTAGGTTCATGGATAATTCTCCGTGTGTTTTGGATAAATAGAATTGGATAAATAGGAAAGTGCTTATGAATCAATGGGTTAGCAGATCGAATTATCCAAAGTGGCTAATTATCCAAAGGTTGTAGAGGCCCCCCCTATTATGCGTGTGATGCGTGCGTATATCCTCACGCGCACTATACGCACCGAGGTTCTCTCGGGAGGGGGGTATCTAAAATTATTGGATAACTAGACTAAATAGACTAAATACAAACAACAGAATGGCTACGGCAAGCCGTTTCCGGTATTTATCCAGTTTTGATGGCTATAGTGGCTATAGTCATTTTGGATAATTGCTGGATAATTAGGCAATTTTTGCCGCCATCTCCTGAACACCCTTGATTAACTCCACAACTTGGGTAAGTGTGGCGCGTTTAGCCGAGGGCACTTGGACACCATCTTTCTTGCGTATTACATACCCGCCATTCTTGGAAAGGGCGAGGTCATTGACCTTATCTTGGAACCGAGTCTCCAAGGACTCAAAGGTTGCGCGGTTTGGGATTGACACAGACTCACCCAACAATCCGGCGATGGCCTCTGCCAATGGCTGATAATTACCACGCCGCGCCGCCGATGCGATAGACCCGACAGAGAATTGCGCGAGCCCCATGCGAGCGTGTTTGCCGACTGAGCCCTTTTGCCCTGCGAGGTATGTGATGGCCTCAAAGGTTGCGCCCTGTAAAACTGACACCTTGCGCTCAGTTAAAGTCTTGCCCACTACAAGGGCCGAGGCTGGTGTGTATGATGCGACTTCGGTATTGCTGTGTGCGAGTGCGACTTGCATATTTAACTCCTCAAAGGTTGGTTGGTTTAATACATATTGCACAGGGCGCGTTTAGTCCCTGCAATTTCCGCGTTTACTTGACGCGAAATCGTGAACACCCTAGCACGCCGAGTCCGTGCAAGGTGCTTGATAACTTTGACGCTATAACCAGTGCGCGGGTCGAGAGGTTTGATGCTCGCCGACCCTTGAATGGTTCCGCGCTTGACTGTGTAAGTAGCCATGTAAGTCTCCAATAGTTGAGCAATTTGATGCACCCTGATATCAAGACGCATTAAATTGCCCGTTATTGTTCGCGGGGAGGCCTACTTCGCGCCCGCCTGTGTCGCATGATGAGTGGACTAACGCGCCCTCACCCACTTGCACTTATCCCCTCATCAACCCCGATGTCCTGCCGTAGCAGTGCGAACCCGTAGGTATCGCCGACTTTGGAGCCTGCCGGTGTGCAAGCCTATCCACAACTAGCCGTTCGACTAGCCATGTCCCCCAACTACGCGCTTTTACGAGATCCGTTGGCGATCACGGCAGGGAGATCCTAAGACCCGCGCTGTCTGCGCCTACCCTGCACCATAGGGGAAAGTGTGCCGATCTTGGGTGTGCCAGGGGGGTGGGGGGCTGGACAACGGGGGGGCGGGGGCCCCTGTCTGCTTACCTATGCCATATAACGCGCCTGGTATTTTTACCTACATACACACGTAATACATACAACCCACTTGACATACGTACACACCGCATCTATATTCCGTTTTAGGGGGTTAGCGGTAACGGCCCGGAAATGATCGCAGCGATCCTGAGATTCGAGTTGTTGTACACACCCGTTATACCCCCGCCCATTTAACTAAAAGGAGTAACAGATGAAATTAGCCGCCCTGTTTAAAGGTAAAGAAAGTTCCAAGGAAGAAAAATCCGAGAAAAAAATGTCCCCCTCGCAATACGCTCGTGGCGAAGCCATGGAGAAAAAAATGAAGGGTATGGAAAAAGGCGGTCGGTCCCAGGGATTTAACAAAGCCGTTAATGCGCCTAAAAAAGACATGATGCGCAAAGGGGCGGGGCGTGGGCGATAACCGGAACTGGAAGCGGCACAACTTCTATTTACCGGAGGACGCCGTGTCGGCGCTCAAGGCGCTGGCTGTTAAGGAGCAGACTACCTACTCCGATTTAATCCGTAAGGCGATTAAACAATTTTTGGAAGCCAATGGACGACCAAGCGCTTGAGCCGATTCAGCCCGGGAGGCTGACGGTGCCATCGGAGATGGTGGCAGAGATTGCGGCGGGGCTGGAAGAGCCTAAAGATATTGCTATGCGGTACGGCATCGCCGGTCAGGCATGGGATGACTTGAAGAATTGGACGCCGTTTCAAAATGCAGTAGCCGCGCAGAAGGCGGAATACGAGAAATCAGGGTTCACATTCAAGGTTAAAGCGAAAATGCTGACCGAAGATGTGTTCGAGGATGCATATAAACGGGCGCGATCCAGCGATGCAACCCTGCTTCAGAAGCTAGAATTCGTCAAATTGGGGGCCAAATTGGCGGATATGGAGCCGAAAAACACCCAAGCGGCGCCTACAGGACCTGCGTTTTCCATAACAATTAACATGGGTGACGAGTCTACAAAACCCAAAACCATCGACATAACGCCACAATATGTCGAAAAAACGGACGAAAATGAGCACGAAATGGTCGAAAACGAGGCAAAAACGGGCTGAAATGCCCTATTTACGATGAATCTAACATACACACCGCCGGACAGCGTTCGAGGGTTTTTACGCAGCGAATCGTTCATTTCCTTGATTGTTGGACCAGTTGGAAGCACAAAAACGACCGCTGGGATAATGAAAATCGCCTACCACGCCAAACAAATGGCCCCATGTAGGGATGGAGTGCGCAGATCCCGTGCCATATGGGTGCGTAATACGCGCGAACAATTGCGAGATACCAGCATACCGGACGTACTTCGGTGGTATCCTGATGGTCAGGCGGGCAGTTATCTGAAATCGGAATATAAATTTATATTGAGGTTTGACGATGTTGAATGCGAAATACTATTCCGAGGGTTGGACGACTCTGACGACGTCCGTAGGCTCTTATCTCTCCAAGCGTCTTTTGGTATTCTTGACGAGTTTAGGGAAATTAATCCTGATATCTTCAATGCTCTCCAAGGTCGTCTTGGGCGATATCCATCGAAACTTGATAATAGTGTTGGCTGTGTTACTGATAATGGCAAATCTAACGCGCACATATGGGGGATGACCAACCCGCCGGATATGGATACGTTCTGGGAGACCTACTTATCGGAGCCCCCGGCTAATGCGCAATGTTTTTTTCAACCATCTGGACTATCTGCTGAAGCCGACTGGCTTGAGTTCCTCCCCGAGGACTACTACGAAAACCTGGCTGAAGGTAAATCTGAGGACTGGGTCGATGTGTATATCCACGCTAAATTTGGCAAATCCCTGTCAGGACAGCCCGTATTTAGGGCGTTCGACCGTGATATTCACGTCGCAAAAAATACTCTTAATTATATAAAGTTATCAACCCACCCCCTGATTATAGGGATGGACTTTGGACTGACACCGGCATGCACAATAAACCAGATGGACCCACAGGGGCGGTTTCTTACGTTTGCAGACCTTGTATCGGAAGGTATGGGGACCCTACGGTTTCTCAGGGAGAAATTAAAACCCCTGCTGGCGAACCGATTCCCAGGTATGCCGGTTATCGTGATTGGGGACCCAGCGGGGCAGCAGCGTGCCCAGACAGACGAGCGTAGCGTTTTTGACATCCTGAAGCAGGAAGGCTTTAGGGTTATACCGGCTAAGACCAATAGCATAGTGGCTCGAATAAACGCCGTTGATAAGATGCTGACGACCATGGCAGACGGCAAACCGGCGCATTTAATTGATCCGGGGGCTCGGCACTTGATTAACGCGCTGAGGGGCGGATATCGGTATAAAATCAAGACTAGCGGTCAAGTAGATGACAAACCGGAAAAAAACGAGTATTCTCACGTAGCAGATGCGCATCAGTACGCATGTCTCCACGCCGATGGGAATTTGACCGGCGATGTCCTAGCCCCCAAAGCACGCGAAATTCAGAAAATTTCTTACGCTTGGGTGTAAATCATTGACTTTATGGGTAAGAGGAGTTATAAGGCGGTATGGAACAAGGCATAAATATTACCTCTGACACAGCCCCCGGTGTGACAAACATCGGTGGTATTGTACCCGTTAAGTCTGTCAAACAACTGATGGAAGAGCAGCGCGAAGCTGCTAATCGTGCTAATTCTGAGCCGGTTATTCAGAACCTGGCTGCGTATATTAAACAGAAATGGTACTACTCCCGGTTTTCTAAAGAAATGACGATCGAGCAGCGCATGCTAAAAAGCGTGCGGCAGCGTCGTGGAGAATACGATCCTGATTTGCTGGTGCAGTTGCGTGAACAAAATTCTAGTTTGATTTATATGATGTTAACTTCCAACAAGTGCCGTGCGGCATCGAGTTGGTTGCGGGACGTACTGCTTACGGATTCAAACGACAAGCCTTGGTCACTTAAACCTAACCCCATCCCTGAAATGCCGCCTCCAGTCCTGCAAGGGCTGATGCAGCAGGCACAGCAGAAGCTGATGGCGTTTATGCAGTCTGGTGTTAATCCTACCGACCAAGAAGTGCGGCAGATTTTGCTTGATTTTAAAGACCAAGCGATGGGCGAGCTCACTGCGCTGGCGAAAGAAGATGCCAGCCGGATGGAAAAGAAAATGCACAGCCAGTTGCTAGACGGGCAGTGGACAACGGCATTTGCCCAGTTTATTGACGACTTAGTAACGTTCCCGTGCGCAATTATTAAAGGGCCGGTTGTGCGGTCTAAGCCCCACATGAACTGGGTACCTGTTGGCGATACGTACGAACTACGGGTGCAGAACGAATTATCGTTGGAGTGGGAGCGTGTTGATCCGTTTAATATTTACCCCGCTCCGGATGCAACCCATATCGATGACGGATATTTAATCGAACGCCATCGCTTACAGCGTGCTGATTTAGTCGGGATGCTGGGAGTTGAGGGATATAGTGACGGTGCTATCCGTGCCGTGCTTGAGGAATATGGTAAAGGAGGTTTACGTGACTGGATTTATGTCGATCTTACAAAAGCTGCTGCAGAAGGTAAAAGCACGGTTGCAGCCGGGCAAAACCCCTCAGAACTTATCGACGCGCTCCAATTCTGGGGCAGCGTCCAAGGGCAACTCCTCCGCGACTGGGGCCTCACGGAAGAAGAAGTCCCCGACCCCCTCGCAGAGTACCCGATCGAAGCGTGGCTCATTGGGCGCTGGATCATCAAAGCAGTCATCAACCCAGACCCGCTCGGCAGGAAGCCGTATTACAAAACGTCTTACGAAGAAGTCCCCGGGGCGTTCTGGGGGAACTCGGTAGCCGATCTATGTCGAGATAGTCAGTCCATGTGTAATGCCGTGGCGCGTGCGCTTGTTAACAATATGAGCCTAGCGTCGGGGCCGCAAGTCGTGTATAACATCGACCGATTACCTCAAGGCGAAAACATTACTCAACTATTCCCATGGAAAATTTGGCAAGTCACGAGCGATCCGCTAAACGGCAATGCAAGACCTGTGGAATTTTTCCAGCCCGACTCGAGAGCGTCAGAGCTCATGGCGGTGTACGAGAAATTTGCGGTTCTTGCGGACGAATATACGGGTATCCCCCGATATATGACTGGGGGCAACCCTTCGGGCGGCGCAGGCCGAACGGCTTCTGGAATGTCGATGCTTATGACGAACGCCGGAAAGTCGATCAAGCAAGTGATTGCTAACATAGACGAGCACGTAATTAAGCCGCTTATTGACCGGTTGTACTACTACAATATGCGTTACAGCGACGATCCGGACCTGAAAGGCGACGTAAACATCCAAGCCTTAGGGGCGGCAAGCCTGATGGAAAAAGAAGCCATCCAGCAGCGCCAGAACGAATTCCTAGGTATTGCTTTGAACTCTCCGATTGCCCAGCAGGTCATAGGCATGGAAGGTGTAGCAGAATTGCTACGACAGGCCGCTAAACGCCTAGACATGAATACGGATGACATTGTGCCGCCCGAAGACGTAGTTAAGCGCAAAGTTATGGAAGCCAATGCGATACAGCAAGCGCAGATGATGGCTAACCAACAAAATGGGCAAGCACAAGCCGGTGGCACGCCACCGACACCCGGACCGGACCAAGGCTTACTGATGGATGGATCGCCGCAGGTAAATCGATTTACGCCATCGGCCTAGGTGTTGACGTAGTAGTTTTTTAGTGGTATATATCAATTTGTTTTAGAAAGGAGTTGCGATGAAAGCAATCAGCCCGATGGAAAAGCGTGGTTCTGAGTACACTCAGGAATCCGCAAAGACCGATGGCATGTCCAAAGGTCCCGCCAAGCAGGGTGCTGGTGGCAACGACGGTAACGTTGATGCTGAAGGCAAGCGTGGCGGAAAAGAGTATGCCCAGATGTCGGCTAAAACCGACGGTATGTGCAAGTAAGTGCTGCGGATTGACGAAAGGGTCGCCCGCAGTCTGACGCTGTTAAGGTCAGAAGAGTTTGCCCCATTGCTAGAGTATTTAGGGAACTGCAAAGCAGATAGTCTTGAAAAAATGGCGGTGGCAAGCGAACCAACCCAAATTTACCGGCTTCAAGGTGAAGTTGGTGTGATCAAGGAGTTTCTTGATCTAGTAGGACGATCAGGTGAACTGATCGAGAAGTTACGAAGGTAGGCAGACCGTTAAGTCGGAGCCCACCACTTTAATTTAACCGTGTAGCAGACCGTTATCGCGTAGCGCAGACCGTTCAGGCGGAGCGCGAAGTGAGAGTCGGAGCGAAGGAGATAGAAATGGCATTGCCCAAGGCAATTCAACAAAAAGTTGAAGAAGCAGACGCGTTAGTAGCCCACATAAGTGGTGATAAGACCGAGGAAATCCAGGAAAACCCTGATAATTTTTCGGAGACTGAACCAACAAACCAACTACCACCCGATCCGCCTATTGTTGAACCACCTCAGCAACCCGTTTCACAGGAGCCTACAAAGGAAATACCGGAAAGCAAATGGGAAAATAAATACCACACGCTTAAAGGTATGTATGACGCGGAAGTACCTAGATTGCACGCAGAACTGCGCGAGATGAAAACGCAGATTCAGCAGCTTGTAGCAGACAAAGCTACGGTTGAAGCAAAACTAACTAACCCGCCCCCCTCTGTAGAGTCTCTAATCACTGAACATGACAAAGAAGCGTTTGGTTCGGACTTAATTGATTTAATTGAGCGTGCCACAAAGTCGCAAGTATCCACTTTGCAACAGCGTGAATCGCAACTATTGGATGAAATTAAGCAGTTGAAAGCGCAGCTTGGGAATGTAACAGAGCGTCAGGTTGTATCCGATAAGGATCGTTTCCTG